AATATAAGTATATAAATATATAAATATATATATAGTAATAATTAATCAAATAAATAACATATGTCTATAACAGCAGAAAAAATAGCCTCAAACTATGAAAAGCACTTAAAAATTGTAGAGACCTACATTACTAATCGTAAAGATCAAGTGCTAGCCTTACTTTCTTCGTTAGAAGATAATTATGTTATGGCTCCTGCTAGTGGAAAGACTTGGTATCATAATGCTTTTGCAGGAGGGTACGTAGATCATGTAAATAGAGTTGTAGAGTATGCGGTAAAGCAATCTAGACTCTATAAAGATATGGGAGGTACTATAGATTATACAGAAGAAGAATTAGTATTCTCTGCTTTATTTCACGACCTAGGAAAAATAGGAGATGGAGTATCACCAAATTATATACCTCAGACTGATAAATGGAGACAAGATAAACTCTCAGAGATGTATACTAATAATTCAGAATTGGATTTTATGCTAATCCCAGACCGCTCATTATATATTCTTCAAAACAACGGAATTAAAGTAACACATAGGGAATTCCTAGCTATACGTTGCCATGATGGAGTTTTCGATAAAGCTAATGAAGCATATTTTTTTAGCCACCAGGAGGGTTCTAGACAGAAGACCTCTATTATATCAGTACTTCACTCAGCAGATTTCTTAGCTTCTAAAGTTGAATATGATATGTGGAAAAGAGATGGAGGTAGCTCTAAACCTACTTCTAGGAAAGTTACTGCTTCAACTGGAAGACCAGTTAAAAGCTCAGAAGGATTATCTAACATATTAAAAAATATATAAAATGTTAACTTACCAAATAATAATTGCCATATTAGTTGCCGGCTTGATTTTTAGTTCTTATATTATTTATAACCTACTTAATGCAGTAGAAAAACATGAAGATATAATAGAAGATCAAGTAAATTATTTACAGAATATATCTAATTCAATAACTCAAGGAAAACTACATCTTCAAAATCTCGATGAAAAGGGGGTATTTCAAAGCGACGATGAAGTAGGAACATTTTTCAAACAAATGCAAGCAGTACAAGAGGAATTGAATAGATACATGCTCCCAGAAAACTATGGCACGAAAGAAAGCGAAAGCTAATTACTTTACTCAAGAAACAGAGTCCTACATAAAAGTATACAACAGATCATCAGATGTAGCTGAACGACAGAAGATCTTTACAGATCACATATACTTACCATTTTACAAGCTTGCAGAGAACATTATACATACTTTTAAGTTCTACTATACGGATGTAAATAAAATTGAAGATCTCAAACACGAGATTGTTTCTGTTTTATTAGAAGAGAAGATTATGAAATTTGATCCCGATAATGGAGCAAAAGCATATTCGTATTTCGGAACAATAGTAAAAAGGTGGTTAATAAACTATAATAATAAGAACTATAAAAAGCTAAAGCAGATTGGATCTTTTGATGAAATGTACGATTCATCTATTGAAGATAGAGGTATAGAGGAAGGTCATATTAATCTCTCTCAATTTATAGACATGTGGGTTAAGGAAGTATATGAAGTACTTGACAATATGTTCGAAAAAGAATCAGATTTACAGATTGCTGATGCTGTTCTTACTCTATTTAAAACTCGTCAAGACTTAGATATTTTTAAAAAGAAAGCTCTTTACATCTATATAAGAGAGATGACTAACTGTGACACCCCCTACCTTACAAAGGTAATTAACGTGTTAAAAGAGGACTTTAAAAGGAAGTACCAAAAACTATACGACCAAGGATATCTTACAGATAAAACTTACTAGTCTATTTATTATAAATAAAACACCATGAGTTTAGATAAAGAAATATTCAACGGCAAAACTCTTTCAGACCTATTCGGGGAGATACATGATAATTCTTCTACTACTAGGAACCAGGTAAAAAGTCTAATAAACGAATTAAAACCTCTTATAGAGAATATAGGGGATGCTACTTTAATTGTACCCATGATTAAAGAGTACATGGAAATTCAAGTAAAAAACGATGACGCTTTAATTAAACTGGCTACTATAGTACAGAGGATTGAAACAGCAAATGCAAATGGATCAGGAGATGAGATGTTTGACCTCTCAGAACTACAGGACTTATTAGAGGAGCAAGAAGCACTAGACAGTGAAACACAAGTAAAAATAGAAGAAAGTAAAGATGGCGAACAATCCGTATAGTCTAAATACCTTTTCAGGTGGAAGCCTTATGAGTAATGGTTCAACCGGCCAATCTTCATCCTCCGGCGGAATGTCCTTTGGGATAGTTTTAGATATACTGCTAAACGAAACCCATCCGGAATACGAAAACTATAATAAATCACAAGGTCTAAATGGGGTATTTTATACTCCTTATACAGACGGCGATGGTGATAATGAAACAGCTAACAGTTTTGCCTACTGCGATGCCTCTTTTCTTAAAAGGATACCAATACCTGGAGAGATAGTCGTAATAGAAAGACGCCCATCAGTATACACACTTACAAAAAATACCCCAAACGATAAGACCAACATTAATAGATCCAAAGAAGGACTTTTAACATACTGGACAGGTATTGTTGCAGGCTGGAACCATCCTAATGCTAATGTAATGCCTAACGAAGACATTACTGGATACATATACGGAGAGGACTTTGACCCAGAAAAAACAATAGCACCCCTTGGAGCTTTTCCCGGTGATACTATAATAGAGGGAAGGTTTGGGCAATCTATTAGACTTAACGGAACTAAAGCAGAGTCTAATACAATTGTAGTAGAAGATAATAACGGTAAACCTACAATTCTAATAAGTAATGGACAGGCAGAGCCTGAAGACTCAATTAACCCGGTAAAAGAAGATATTAATAAAGATCCTTCTTCAATATACCTAACCTCGGACCATCAGGTAGAAATAGAACCTGCTAATGATAAAAGAGAAGCATATATAGATCCTCCTATAACTCCTGAAGAATATAAAGGTTCGCAGGTTATAGTAAACGGAGGAAGATTATTTTTTAACGCTAAAGATGAAGGAGCGTTCATATCTGCTAAAGAAACTATCGGCCTAAATAGTAACATAGTAGCAGTAGACGGAGAACAATATGTAGCATTCGATGCTGATAAAATATACTTAGGTGAAGCAGCTAAAAGGTTAGAAGACGAACCGGTACTACTAGGTAAGAGAACAGTAGACTTGTTAGAGGAAATAATAGATGAATTAGACGCTATATATACTAATCTTGCTACTCTACCACCAGCTCCTCCAGCAGGAATTGCTAAACTAGTAGTATTAGGTAATATGCAAAAACCTTCAATACCCTTATTAAAGAATAAACTTAGGAGAATAATGTCTGAAAAAGTATTTACAGAGTAATGCCATATATTAAATTTCCAAATAAACAAGAATTAGTAGCAGCCCTTGCCCCGCAAGTAGGTAAAACTCTTGGTATACTTAAACAAAAAGTCTTAAGTAAGCTATTTGAAGTGATAGACGACTTTAGAAGAGAAGGCTGTCCGCATCTACAAAAACTAAATCAAGTTTCAAGGACAATCTCTCAAATGCAACGTACTATAAACAGTACTGCAAAAAAAACCAACAAGGTTAAGAGGATGGCTACTAAACTAGGCATCCCATTAACAGGGTTAGAAATAGCAATTAATGTGATAGGTAACATACCTATTCCACAAGCAGTGCCCCCTGGTGTAGGTATACCCATATCTATCACTAATAAATTTACAGAACAGCTAATACTTTTATTAGAAATGATTGCAGCTATAAAAGAAAATGTAAGCTCTATTGAAACTATGGTAGCACCGTCTATACTCTTTATAGATAACATAAACAAGAAAGTACAATCAGCTAAACTACCAATTATAGCTTGCAAAATAGAAAATGCACTAAAAGAAGAAGTAACAAACGGCAAACTAACAGAAGAACAGTTAATAGCTGCAGGATTACTAAATGATAAAGGAGAGTATATATTCACATCTCTTATACCTATATTCCTTGGTACTACTCAATTTAATACTGACGGAAGTACGTACTACCCTAATAACAACGAACAACAAGAACTAAGTGCTCAATCAGAAGCAGCAACTGTACTTAGCAGCGCTATAGAGCTACTTCCATCTCTCGACGATTCAAATAGTTTAAAAGATTTAATAGATACATATCAAGCTACTTCCGATAGACAGACGAGTAACCTGTCAGATACACAGTACTCACATGTAGGACCAGACGGTACTGTATATAAGTTAAATGTAGAGTTAGATGTAGAAGGGTCTACTATAGCACCTCAAAGGTTCGCAGTAGCTAAAAACCTAAATAATATAGTAGTGCTAAGAGGTGCTAAATCCTACAGTTCTTCTGAAACTGTACTAATAGATGAAATTAAATTCAGAATAGATAATCAACTTGCATAATACAACTATTTATATATATGAAACTCGATCAATTAAGAAAAATCATACGAGAAGAGGTTAGATCTGCTATAAAGGCAGAGCTACAAGAAGTTATGAACGAGGCTGTTAAAGCAGCCAGTGCTCCAACAACTATGACTGCAGCCCCAGAAGCAGGTAATACAAGCTGGTCAGCACCGAAAAAAGAATTAAAAAAACAACAATGGACATCAGGTAAGTCGTCCACGTTAGAAGAAATGTTAAATCAGACTGCTAACACCATGTCTAACGAGGAATATAAAAACATATCAGGAACCTCAGGTCCAATTGCACCTAATTTTGCTTCAAGAGGAGCATCTCAAATGGGAATGACAGAAAATACAGGTCCTGCACCAGGTCTTGATTTATCCACACTTCCATTTTTAAAAAATGCAGGCGCTATATATAAAGCCTCAATAGAAAAAGATAAAGAAAAAGGACGTAGATAATGGCATTTGAAGTAACAAGACTTAGCGTAATAGACACACAACCTAGTAAAGCAGTAGGGGTAGCCCTTCCGTTTTCTGGAAAAGCTGTTTTTAACTCTACCTACACGTCTAAAGATGCACTTAAAACCAATATAATCAATTACTTCTTAACAGCCAAAGGAGAACGCTTTATGAATCCTAATTTTGGGAATAGACTACAAAACTTACTTTTTGATAATCTAACACAAGAAAAGGTCAGTCAAATTCAATCAACTGTAGAAAGAGATATGGAAGTATTATTTCCTAGAGTAAATATAATCAACCTAACTACAGTAGGAGACCCAGACACACACACAGTTCAGTTTGCAATGTCGTACACTGTTCAAGATACTAACATAGAAGATGAAGTAATTATTAACTTCGAACAATAATGGCACAACAAGAAAGAGACATAAAGTACGTAAATAAGGAGTTTGGAGACTTCAGACAAGGGCTGATAGAATTAGCTAAGAACTATTTCCCCGACGCCTATAACGACTTCTCACCCACATCACCTGGTATGATGTTTATAGAAATGGCCTCATATCTAGGAGATGTACTATCCTTCTACCAAGATACACAACTTCAGGAAACCTTCTTACAACACGCGAAGAACCCATCTAATCTATATTCTTTAGCCTACATGATGGGCTATAGGCCTAAAGTTTCAGCTGTATCTAGCACAGTATTAACAGTTACGCAGAGAGTAGCAGCACAAGGTTCAACCTACACCCCTAACTATAATCAAGCATTAAAAATCACTGAAGGAGCCACAGTAACATCAACTGTATCAGGTTCAACTACTTTTACAACTTCTGAACCAATTGACTTTAGTTTTTCTAGTTCCTACGATCCAACAGACGTAACTATCTTTTCACTAGATGGAGGACAACCTGCTGAATTTTTATTATCCAAAAAAGTACTAGTTACTTCAGGAGCACCAAAAGTTACAACCTCAACCTTTACAACAGCAGAGAAATTTGCCACTATAGAATTAGGAGACACTAATATAGTAAAAGTACAAAGTATAGTAGATAGTGATGGCAATGAGTGGAAAGAGGTTCCTTTTTTAGGACAAGATACCGTATTTCAAGAGGTAACAAATAGTGCAACAGATAGTAACTTAGTCCCCTCTACCCTTAATTTAGTTAAAGCACCAAGAAGGTTTGTCACTAGGTTTACATCAAAAGGAGTATTACAAATACAATTTGGGTCCGGTATAACTGGGACAGATAATGATTCTTTCCTTCCAAACCCAAATGAACAGATAACAGGAACTAAGCAAGACGTTAATAAATTAGACTATGCTTATGATCCTTCTAATTTTCTCTTTACAGGTGCATATGGTATATCACCTACAAATACTACATTAACTATAACCTATATAGTAGGAGGAGGAGTAGCATCAAATGCTCCAGCAAACTCTATTACAGCACTCGGAACAGTAACTACATCAGCAACAGACAGCTCTTATACCTCAACACTAGCATTTAATAACGTTGAAGCCGCTACAGGAGGAGGAGACGGTGATTCAATTGATGAACTTAGACAAAACTCTCTCCGTTCATTTGCTGAGCAACAAAGAATGGTAACAGAAAACGACTTCACAGTAAGAGCATTATCAATGCCTACTCAATTCGGATCTGTTGCTAAAGTATATGTAAGTAAGGGATTAGCTACTTTAAATAGTGAACAGCAAAATTCTGATGTTAATTCTTTAGCATTAAGCATGTATACGTTAGGGTACGATATTAATAAAAAATTAGTTAATACTAGTTCGTCTTTAAAAGCTAACCTTAAAAAATACCTTTCTCAATATATAATGCTTACTGATGCAATCAATCTTAAAGATGCATTCATAGTTAATATAAAAGTTAAGTTTGAGATAGTAGCTCTTCCAAATGTTTCTTCTAGAGACGTACTTCTTTCCTGTACAGGAGAACTTAAAGAGTATTTCAGTATAAGTAAATGGAACATTAACCAACCTATTAACTTATCTAGCATATATACACTATTAGATAAAGTAAAAGGAGTACAAACAGTAAAAACAGTAGAAGTAGATAATTTAACAGGCGGTAAATATTCAACATACGCATACGATGTGAAAGGAGCTACTAGAAATAACATAGTATACCCTTCATATGATCCATGTATATTTGAAATAAAATATCCAAATTCCGATATTGAAGGACGTGTAACAACATTATAAACAATGGCAGTATATAGAATATATCCAGAAAAAGACACCTTCCTATTTAGCACACCAACTATTGCTGGTCTATATGGAAATGCTGGTCGTGATGAGATTTTAGAAATAGGTGGCTATCCTGATCCTAGTTTTCCACTCACAGGAAGAACTAGTAGGACTCTAATACAATTTAAACAGTCAGACATAACTTCTGCTTTAACAGATAAAGTATCAGGAAATTATTCTGCAAGTATTAATCTAGCTCTAGCAACAGCTGGAGAAATACCAACATCTTTTACAGTCTTCGCTAATCCAGTTTCTTCCTCCTGGACAGAAGGGGTAGGTAAACAAGCAGATAATCCTGTAAATAGAACAGGAGCAACCTGGAAATATAAGGATGCAGCAACAACTCAATGGACTACTCTAGGAGGAGACTATTTAGCAGTATCCCAAAGCTCGCAAGCTTTCGATAAGACATCTACTTATGATATTAATATGGACGTAACATCTGCTACTAAAGCATTTGCAAGCAGTTCTATAGCTAATAATGGATGGTTATTAAGAATGGAATCTGCATACGAAGGGTACACTAGTGCAAGCATACACTTGAAGTACTTTGGATCTGATACGAATACTATATTTCCACCTTACTTACAGTTTAAATGGGACGACTCTTCAACAGCTGGCTCTTTAACTGAACTTACAACAGACATAGCAACCATTAGTATAAAGAACGCTAAAGCAGAATACACAGACTCAGATAAAAGTAGATTTAGATTAGCGGCACGACCTAAATATCCACCGAGAACATTTGTAACAGCTTCTATCTACACGACAAACTACAGACTACCAGCTACTACATATTGGGGCATACGAGATGAATATAGTGAAGAAATGATTATTGATTTTGATACCAACTATACTAAGGTATCCTACGATAGTAGCGGAAGTTTCTTCGATATATATATGGATACACTACAACCAGAAAGGTACTATAGGCTGTTAATAAAAACAACTCTGAACGGGAGTGACTTAGTAATTGATAATAAAAACATATTCAAAGTTGTAAGAAATGGCTAATGATATTAAGATTGAAAAAACTGTATACACAAAAGATGAATTTGACAAAGTAGTCGATAGAGACTTTAAAACCTTTGCTCAACCTGCTCCTGCTGTAGTAGAATTAACTGTAGACGAGTTTTTCAACGAATACGAAAGACTCTATATGGATATAACAGTGAATGGACCTGAAGAATCTCATGAGTACTTAGTTAGAAGAAGTAATGAACTAGTAGGAATAGATAAAGAAACAGAAGATATACAGCCTCTATTAGATGAGATAGCTAATTTGAGAGAAAACATATTAAAGGATCAACAAGAGATTCTTGACCTAAATACAAAATTAGCAGATGCAAGAGGTTAATTACATAGTGAACCCCACCTCAGCTTCAGAGATAAAAGAAGAGTTGGTAATAGATAAAAAAGTAACTGATATAGTTAGTGATTATTCTATTAACACGTTTTTTGAGTCTAGTAAGAATCAATTAAAACTTGAAATATACTCAATTCAGAACACTCTCTTACTCTCTAACTCAAATTACAAAAGATATAGTGAGCTCCTTAACGCTGTATCAGCAGGCCAATCAGGAGCTAGTCAGATTACTTTAAGTCCTATAGACGATATTATTGCAAATGGATATGAAGCAGGAGACGTTAACGTAGTATATAGCTTCCTAAATAACCCCTACACGGATAATAGATCAGGAGGAAACTTCTATATAGACCAGATATCACCTGATAGAACAGAAATTAGACTGTTTGCATTAGGGTTAACTGACGAACAGACTAAAACCTATACAGAAGCATTTACAAGTAAACTAGAACAAGAAGCATACTTTTCTGAGTTCTACGTAAACTTAAGTAATGATACATCCTCAGTAGGTATAAATATAACATCAGAAGAAGTACCTAAAGGTTACTCCGTGGTTATAAAACTGATGAAACCTCTTCCTAACACAGTTGTAAGTAAGGACCAAGTAACTATATCAGAGATTGTATCTAACACAATTGCTTTTAATATAGAAGCTGATTTTATAGAGGAAAAAGAATCTATTGAATACCTTAGAGGACCAAACTTTAGCATTCCCATATCAGAAACTTCAGATAGTCCAACAGAATACTTAGACTACAACGACTTATTTAGCTACCCAGTAACAGGTTCTAATTATGAGTTACACTCTTTACTCAAGGAAAAAAGCGTAAACGTATCTATAAACCACTCGGACTATAGTAATTTTGTACACTTCTCTTCAGCAGAAGAAAGGTTAAGAAACTTTAAATACAAGTTAGACCTAGTAAATTCTTATAGAACTAGTTTAGATACAGCTACAGCAGGCACATATATAGGAACAGGAATATCTGGAAGTAAAGCATACTATAACGGACTAATAGAGGGGATAGTAGATAATTTTGATCATTACGATAGACACCTATATTTTAGTAGTGGATCTTCTTCTTGGCCTAAATCTAATAGTATTAAACCATATACTAATTACGCTAGTAGTACTTCAGAAGCTGTAACCTGGTTTAATAGTCAAATAGCAGTTGCTAATAACTACGACTTTAGTAATTTTGATATTTTAATAAACACTATTCCTAACTTTATAAGAGAAGATGCTAACAATACATCTTACTTAATGTTTGTGCATATGATCGCACATCATTTTGATAACTTATGGATATACTCTAAAGCCGTTACAGATAAATACGACTCTGATAATAGGATAGACTTTGGTGTAAGTAAAGATATAGTAAGAGAAGTAGTACAGTCTTTTGGTATTAACCTATACGATGGAAATGAAAATATAGATAATTTATTCTCTTCTTATGTAGGTGAAACATATCAGACTGGAAGTGAAGATATAAATTATATTAAAGTAATAACCTCTGGAAGTAACCTTGCTTACCAACAACCTATGGCTAAGCAAAGCTATAAACAAGAGGTATATAAACGAATATACCATAATCTACCCTTACTAACAAAAGGAAAAGGAACTATAAGAGGGCTTAGGGCACTAACTGCATGCTTCGGTATACCTGATAGTATCCTCTCTATAGAATTAGGAGCAGGCGCTAAGATAGGATCTGATGATTATTTTGGATACGAAGTAAACGTAACAGGCTCTTTAAATTCTATTAGAACTGACGCCACAGGAAGCTACCTTAGTGAAAGTGTAGTTTCTAACTATACATCTATAGAAAAACCAAGTAAAAAGTATTCTCAAGATACAAGTGAGATACACGTAGGATTCAATATAAATAACCAATACAACGATAAGTTAAGAAGTAGAACTACCGGTTCATTTAACATTGACCAGTATATAGGAGACCCTAGCTTAGAGCAGTCAGGAAGTTATGATGCTTTAAACACTCTAGCAAGTAGCTTAATGAACTTAACTGCCACTTGGGATGAAGCATCTGGTAAATGGAACGAAAACAACGCAATATGGAACTCAGAACAATACTGGGAAAAATCACCTAAAGCATTTATAAGACTATTAAAGTTTTTTGATAATTCTTTATTTAAGATGATTAAAAACTTTGTTCCAGCTAGGGCAACTGTAGCAACAGGCCTTATTATTGAACCCCACTTGATGAATAGAAGTAAAGCTAAAGCCCCTAAAGCAACAGCCGAAAACACTATACATACAGCATCAATAGCAATTGTAACAGCCTCAGCAGGAGATGCAGGATCTTTTCCAGTTTCAGCAAGTACAGCGTATACAACAAACTATACCGGCACTATAAATACACCACTAGGATCAGCTCCAAGGAACGTTACAGATGAAGCTCCTAAGTATACAGGAGAATTTAAAGGTTCACTAACTATAGTTACGACTGGAGAACTGAATGCTAGTAATCCATATAAATCAGCTGCACAGCCTCAAGTACTAATGGACCTTACTACTCTATTCTTATCTGATCCAATTCCTGCTTCATGTAATATTTCTTTACAGGTTACTTATGCAGGTGATTACTTTAGTATATTTGCTACAGGGTCAGCTGCAACAACAGGAAAAGTTGGATCCAGTTACCCAGTTGCTGTTACAGAAGCAGCCAGTATTAATATAGCTCAAAATTATGATGACTATGAGTTCTTTACTTTAACTCAAACAGCCACATATCCAAGAACATTTAGGGGGTGGTATAAAGCACCTACCTCAAGCTCAGGTAACTTAATTTCTACCGATACAACCTTAAGTGTATACGAAACATTCGAACCTGTATACGGTAATAACATATACGCAATATTTAATTAAAGATGATAATAGATGAATTCATAGCGTTAAATCCTGCAGCATTTTCTAACTATACTGGAGGAGTAGGTAATATAAACTTACTTGTAAGCAGCAGTGTATCTGCTTCTATTAATATAGCTCCCTTTGTTATACAGGGTATGACTATACCTTTTAGATCACAAGATGGAACTTCTATTAGGTCTGCTTTAACTGAAATGAATAACGTATCCTATGCATACGGTGGCACAGTATACACCTCAGATATAGTAGGTAGACAGCAGCAAAATACACACTACTACTTTAGGCTGAGAGATACGGTAGCAACAAGTTTACCAGTTGATGATGATGCAGGTAATCCAAGAGAACTTCTTTCTCCATTAATATTTGAGCCTTATGTTGCTAAAGGATTTGAAAATAGTGAATTTTACCCTCTACAAGGAAATTCAACAGTAGAGAAGAAAAATACGGTTAGACAGCAGGTAGACAGAAATACAGGAATTGCTAATCCTTCTAACCTATCTGCAATTATTTCTCAATCAGCTGCATTTGCTCAAGTACAAGATAGCAACTATACTATAGCTGGAATAGTAAGAGCTAGGTATGAAGGAACTAAATTAAACAGCGGAAGCGTAGTAGGTAATGATCCTGCTCTTGCACTAAGGTCTTTTGAAGGCAGTATATATAGTGAAGACGCTACCGTAGTGACTATAAAAGCACAGCTATTTGCTGATAGAGAGATAGAAGAGATATTTTTTAATGCAAGAACAATAAAATCAGCCTCTATAATGTCAGTTCAAAATTTTCCAGCTTCTTCTAGTATAGTATTTACACCAGAAGGAAATGTATTTAACAGAATAGTAACATCTCGAGTATATTCAATCGATACAGACGAGGTATACAACGTAGACTTAAATGGTATAGTAACTAGTATAGAGTAAAATAAAATTTTCATATATTTATATAAAATAACAATAACAAAATGGGATACTTAGATAATGCGATAGTAACAGTGGATGCTATCCTAACAAAAAAAGGAAGAGAGCTATTAGCCCGAGGAGATGGTTCTTTTAAAATAACACAATTTGCTTTAGGGGATGATGAGATCGATTATACATTATATAATCCTGCACATCCATCTGGATCAGCATTATACGGAGAGGCTATAGAAAATATGCCTCTACTAGAAGCATTCCCAGACGAAAACCAAATCTTGAAGTATAAGTTAACTACTCTTCCTCGAGGTACTTCTAAACTTCCAGTACTAGATTTAGGATTTGCTACTATTACTCTTAAACAAGGAGCTTCATTAGCAATCACCCCTCAAACACTAAACTACTTAGGTGCTACTTCAATTTTCGAAGCAGGCGGGTATACTGCAACAATAGCAGATACAAGAGTACTTAATTCATTTACAGGAGTAGGAGTCAATACAGATGCTGCAGAAGCTTTAAATGCTAACACTACATTAGGTACAAATGTATCTAAGACGGTAATAGGTACATCTGTAAACTTAACCGCCACTACAGTTAATACTTTATTCGGCACAAATACACAGTTATCTACTACAGTAACAATAATAGGTAGAGACTCAGGTGCAAGGTTAACGATTCCAGTAACAATAATTAAAACTAACTAAAATGTCATATAAAAGATTTGATACCGAAGATGTAGTAGTTAGCGCTGAGTCGATAACTTCTCCAATATGGTCAGGTGATACAACAACACTTACTACTTTTTTTACCTCCTCTACACAGACAGGAGCAACATCAGGAGAATATTATTATGATATTTACCAGACTGCTTCTAACTTAACAGGAGCGAAAGTACAATTTTCTATAGCATATGCAGATGAAAAAGGAAGCGGATCAGTATTATTTAATGCTGGAGTAACAGGTAAGTCACCTTCTTCTACAATATACGGCCAATATAGAAACTTAATACTAGGAGACGAAGAAGCTTCATTTAACTTTGGAGGAGTAACCTCAGATAACTTCTATGTCATAAATGTAGATAGAGCAAGATATAAAGAAAAGCTTTTACCTGGTACAATGGATTTAGCGTTGACTAAATCAGGAAGTGGACATGTAATACATTTAACTGATAACAGTATAACTGTTCCAACTACAACATTTGCAGATTCAGGTAGAGTATACGAACTGATCAGCGGTTCAAAAGGAGTTCTTTCATCAGGTAAAAAAGAATCGAACGGCTATACTACCAACTCAGGATCATATGGAAAATTACTACCGGATATTGGAGTAATATTAATTAATGCTAATGCATTAAAAACACCTGTTAGTGCTGGAGGATTAAACTATACTAGCAGCCGAGGTAACAATGCTATTGGTGATAATAATAAAAAACAATTCTTTGAACTAATCAGATGGGGATCTAACTTTAGAATGCAAGGTGAAGAAACTATTTCTTCTAACTTCATATTCGTTAGAGCTCGTAACAGTGAATTTAACTATACTACAAATCCTTCTATAACAACAGGGTCAGGAGAGTTAATACATAACGTATTAATTGACTCACCACAGACCTTTGTAACAGCAGTGGGACTATATAACGATAATAATGATCTACTAGCAGTAGCAAAACTATCAAGACCTCTTTTGAAAGATTTTACAAAAGAGTCTCTTATAAGAATTAAGTTAGACTATTAATGAATGAGCGCTTGGAAAAAACTAAACCATCAGGATGTATTTGTTACAACCTACCCCGCCCGTAAATCATGGCATGCCTCAGGTAGCCTAACTGGTAGTTATGGTCTAGAAACACTAAGAGGTTTTAGCGGATCTGTAACCGACAGACACTACCCGCATGATTTATATAAAGGGAGACATGAAGAACTGAACTTTAGAAGTGTCGACCAACTATACTATAGAGGCACTTCCGGTTCCTTAGGGTACAGTGGATCTATATATGAAAAATCAGGATCTGCATACGACCTACACTACCAATCCACATTAACTTTATCTCGTTCACGAGACCTTAAAACCGAAGTAGGTATCATAAGTATACCAAGAAAGGTATACGGAACTAATATCGTTCCGCACTCTTTATTATTTTCTCCTGAATCAGCATCAAAAGATAAGTACCTAACAGACGGGTATATTATTGATAAGTTTGATGGAACGAACCAGTATACAGAAGATATAGGATACTGGTATGATAGTGAGCCTTTAAGTAATACACCTTATATTAGCTCTTCAGCTACGTATGTTACAGAATCAAATGGACTGTACGTAGATATTAATAGAAGTCAACAGAGTATACAAATCATTGATGATGGGGAAGGAAGATTAGTTACTGCTTACTCTAATTTAGATTATACAAAGCCTCTGAGAGTAGTAGGAGATATAATATATAATGAAGGAATGCTTATTATCACAGATACAGATGTAGCAAGATATTTAAGTACCTTTAGCAGACATAATTTACGATGGAAATCAAACCAACCTATTTATACGTATAACGTATACTGTAGAATAAAAGATTCAGAGTTTAATTTCTCACAAAATCCATCAGCTACATCAGGTTCAAACGGGGTACTGAGGAATAATATCACAGGTAGTGATTTTAGCCCATATATAACCTCAATAGGATTATATAACGATGCAAATGAATTAATTGCAGTAGCAAAAACAAATAAACCAATTCCGAAACCGGAAGAAGTTGATACAACATTTATAGTAAAATTAGACATATAAAATGGCTATAACATTTAGAGCACAAAAAGGACAAGCATTATCGTATGCAGAAATGGATACCAACTTAGGTAGTTACATTTACTCAGCATCGACTTCTAACAATGGACAACAGCTAGACCTACACTACACAAGTAGTGCAGCAGCAAGTATGAATCAAGCAACTATTGCTGTACCATTAACAAAGGGTATCGGAACCGCAGGTTCTAATATGAGAATACCTTACTTTACAAGTAGCGCAGCTCTTACAACAACCCCAGGATTTATCGTACACAGCGGTAAAGTTGGAATAGGATTAAACGAAACAGGTGATGTTCCTTTAACTTACGCATTAGAAGTATCCGGTAGTATAAAAGCATCAGCTACAGTAATACAAGGATCAGATGAAAGGTTAAAAGAAAACATTGTTGATATAGAAGACGGTATAGAAAAAGTACTACACTTGAGAGGAGTTAATTTTGACTGGAAAGATTCAGGTGATACCAATCCAGGTGTAATTGCCCAAGAAATACAGAAAGTTATTCCGGAAGTTGTCTATGAAGATAAAAAAGGCTATCTTGGAGTTAACTATAGTGGTATAGTACCATACTTGATAGAAGCAATAAAGGACCTACAGGAACAAGTAGACGAGTTAAAAAATAAATAACAATGGCACTAACATTTAGAGACGGATTAGGAAGAGCTTTAACTCATACAGAGTTAGATACTAACTTTAGAGAACTATATTATTCAAGTTCTTATACCTCTCATTCTATAAGTTTATTTAAATCTAAATCTCTAAATGCAGAGACAATCCTTCCTGTTAACCAAGCAAGAGGATCTAAATACTCAATACAGGTTAAATCTGGATCCGAAGCATTAGGTACAGGATCTATTGCAACAGGGTCAAGCTACTTCTTATGGAACTATAACCAAAAGAAACTTATTGTAACCGGATCAGGAAACATTACGGGAGACCTTACTGTAGGAGGAACAGTATTTGCACAAGAGTTTAAAACAGAACTAATTAGTTCGTCTATTATATTCGACTCAGGATCAACTAAGTTTGGAGACTCATTAGACGATTTTCACGATTTTACAGGTAGCGTAAGTACAACAGGAAGTGGAGCATTAATTGGAAATTATACTCAAACAGGAAACAATACAACAGTAGGTAAATTAGAACTTACTGGAAGTAACTTACACTTAGGTAATACTACTAGAATTGGAAATACTAACTTGACAGGAGTACTACAATCAACAGGTAACACTATTCTTTCAGGATCTACTCACACAGTAACTGGTAATGTAACTCATGTTGGTAATGTAAATCAAACAGGAAACACTACTATAAATGGAAGCATACTTCATACTGGAAGCCTTACACATTCAGGTTCAATATCTATAAACTCAACAGGTAATGTTACTCTAACAGGAGGAGTCACTCAAACTGGACTACTTACAAGGACAGGTGAAACTCAACTTACAGGTAACCTTAAAGTTACCGGATCAGGAGTAGTAAGCAGTAACTTACAAGTTGCTGGTAACTTACAAGTCAACGGTACAGGTTCATTTGGTTACGTTCAAACAATTACCGGGTCAGCTAAAATAATAGGAGATGCATTTCTTATACTTAATAATAATACTCCAACTGCTAGGTATGCAGGGATAAAAGTAATAGACTCAGGATCGTCTAATGTAACAGCATCACTACAGTTTGATGGATCAACTAACGATTGGTTCCAAGAATATGAAGGTGGAGCAGATGATCATAAGGTAGTAATATTTGGACCGTCTTACCCTACTAAAGGAACTCCGATATATCCTTTAGCAAATCAAATTCAAAAAGGAACAGGTACCGGCCATTTAACAGGTAGTAATATAACAGACAACGGTTCGACAGTGACTGTAACTTCTGGAGTATTTGCCATACCGGGTATTACTAATGTTTCTTCTTCAATATCAGCAGCAAGTGGCGGTTCAACAAATATAGTGGACGATAATGCTCCAAAACTAGGAGGAAATTTAGATATAAATTCTCGCATCATATCAGGCTCGGGTGGAATTAATATTAATGGTAACATAACAGGCCTTAAGATAACAGGAAGTAATGCAAAACTTGCAACATTAAATGTAAATACACCATCTGCAGGAACAACTAATGCTATACTTATTTCAAGAGATACACAAGGAGAAGCTGGAGTTATAAAACAAGTAACAGGAGGAATTGAAATTCATTCTCAAAAAAACCTAACATTAGGTGCTGATGAAGATGGCTCATATACAGGAGGAAGTTCAAATGTTATATTCAAAACAGATGGCACAGAAAAGGCACGTATAGATTCTGACGGTAACATTGGTATCGGGACTGATTCGCCTAACGCAAAATTAGACGTAAATGGAGTGGTTGTTATTGCTCCGAATACAGATGGTAAACAAACTTTTGAGTTTACAACTAATGCCACTAATGATGCTCGTCTTTTAATGAAGTCAGATACTACTGTAAAAGTTGAAATTCAAGCAAACAATAATACTTACTTTAACGGTGGCAACGTCGGTATAGGAACAACTACTCCTGATGCACTTTTAAATATAGAAAGTTCTAATGTTGATACAGCTAGAATTAGATTGGGATGCACAAAGGATGGAACGTGGGCTGTAGGAAACACTATAGGTTCACTAGACTTTTTCTCAGCAGATACAACAGCACCAGGAGCAGTGCTTAGAGGTTCTGTGTCTATGAAAGCAGAGATTGCAAGTGGTGCTGATACGGGTATGGCATTTGCTACTTACAACAATACCGAGCGCATGAGAATTGCAGCTAACGGTAATGTTGGTATAGGGACTAGTGCTCCTGCTGCAAAATTAGATGTAGCAGGGGATATAAGAGCTACAGGAGATATAACAGCATACTACTCTTCGGATGAAAGGTTAAAAGATAATGTTACTCCTATATCAAACCCGATAGAGAAATTAAAATCTATAGGGGGATATGAATTTGATTGGAATTCTAAATCAAACCATGAAGGACACGATGTTGGAGTTATTGCTCAAGAAATAGAAGCCATACTTCCAGAAATAGTAGTAGATAGAGATAACGGCTATAAAGCTGTACGTTATGAAAAAATTGTCGCGTTATTAATTGAAGCTATAAAAGATCAGCAAGGTCAAATTGATGAGCTGAAATCTAAACTCTAGCGACCAGAACTAATCATGAAAAACATGCCAACACAACCTACCTGGTCACACCAGGGGAGGTTAATTACTGACATTTCAGATATGCCAAAAGGTACCTATGGGTTTATATATGAAGTAATTCATAAACCAACTGATACTAGATACATAGGAAAAAAAGTTCTCTACTTTGAACGTAATAAAAGACTAGGTAAAAGAGCTTTAGAGGAATTAAGATTAGATAGAAAGGCAAAAGGAATAGGCGGTAGGACTCCACTTAAGCAAAAAGTAGTAACAGAATCAGATTGGAAATCTTATTATGGTTCTCAAAAAGAAATATTAGCTATATCTAAAAAAGATAATGCTCAAGAGAATTGGGAAAAAAGAATCCTTGAATTTGTACCTAATAAAAAGCTGTTAACCTATTATGAGACTAAACACCTATTTATTAATAACGTATTAGAGGATGAATACAGTTCTCATATAAATGATAACGTACTCGGTAAATTTTACCGTAAAGACTTTAAAGTATGAAACTAGCAGATATAATTCTAAAAGAAGATAACAGGTACAACGACGACGGTTACGACGAAGGAGATATCAAACTAATGGGTGATATGATTCTTCCTACTGATAAAATGGTTGTACTCCAAGCAGAGGAGGATACATATAATAGAGGATTACTAGTAACTAGCAATAAAGATAAAAGTTACGATGTAGCATACTGGGCAGACGATAAGACTAAGCCTTATCCTATAGGAATAGAGATAGACGGTGTAGAAGTATCTAAAGATGCAAAAATAATAAAATTTATGTTTCACCCAGAAATGAAATAATATGATAAGAATAAAAGATATATTAGGATACCCATCTCTAGCTTACCATATAGACAATAAGCTCTCATTGCATGAGCATGTCTACCGTTATAACTCTAAAGCCTTTATACAATTGTTTAATGAAGCAAGAGAAGCTCTTAGAGACGAAGCTATTGAGTTAAACGAAACAGATAGAGAGCTCTTAGAAACAACTGACATAGGAGAATACGCAGATTATAATGGTATGAGGGTACCTTTAGACTTACCAATGGTCTCTGCAAAATATAACCCACTATTTGAAATTGGCTGTCTAATTGACGATATGATTGAAAACGAGGACACAATCGACGAAGCCTCTACTATCGAGCAAATGATAGATTTTGATTTAATAAAAGAGCTAGTAGAATCAATTGGAGCAAATATTAATATGGATAAATTTAGGAAAGCAGTTAGTATTCAAAATGAATCATTTGACTATTCTGGATTTGACATGATAAAAGCCTCAGTCGGATATATGAATGAGCTAGAATATAAAGGTAAAAAAGTAAAACTTAACAAACCTAAACGTGGAGGCTCTAAAAAATTCTACGTATATGTTAAATCTAAAAAAGGTAATGTAAAAAAAGTATCTTTTGGAGATACTAACTTATCAGTTAAGTTTAAACAAAAAGGAGCAAGAGCATCTTTTGCAGCACGACATAAATGTGCTACTAAGAAAGACAAAACAAAAGCAGGGTACTGGTCCTGTAATATAGGTCGCTATTGGAAATCATTAGGCGGCAGCGCTAACTTTTCAGGATATTGGTAGGATATGAAATTAATTAAACTTATATTAGAGGATACAAAAGAAACTTTCGATGACTTTGCTGAAGGTAGAGAAAAAGGAGCAAGTAAAATTGCTTCATCTGCTAAAGAAAAAGGAGGTGATTCATTATTAACTTATGAACACTTTAACGTAAAGCTTTCTTATTATAAAAAAGCAGCTGACGGAAAATTTAATCTAGAAGCAGCTCAAAAAGAGTTTGAAGAGACTCACAAAAAAATTAGTTCTACTATGAGCCAGACGGCGTTTCAAAAAGAAATGGGGAGGTTAGAGGTTCTAGGAGAGTTAATTATTAAACACGGATAATTATTTTAAATTTTCACCTTAATGAAAAAGTTATTACTACTACCACTAAACGATTATCAAATCGCACCATCTGCTTGTTTACCAAGTGAATAATAAACCCTACAAAGAAACATTAGGTAAGGAGTATTCTGTGAGAGAGTTTTTACAGAGTACCTCATCACTTGAATATGTTTGGCATAGAGATAAAGAAGATAGGTACGTACAGCCTATTAATTATTCTGATTGGAAGCTACAACTAGACAATACAGTACCTGTGGAGTTCGGTAATAGTAAACTATTTATACCTAAAGAGACTTACCACAGACTTATAAAAGGAACAGGTGATATAACTCTCAAAGTTTGGAAACTATAAAATAACTTAAATGAAACTATCAGATATTATCTTAACAGAAGGACATGACTATGATAAATATAAGCATGTAGCTCTCGATATAACAAAAGAGCTTACTGTTGGATACGGTGATTATAATCCAATGGTTAGTATGGGGCATTATGTTGAGGACGGACCTAATGCAGGGAAAGGATATGGATCAGTTGAATTTAAAGTTGAAGAAGCACTTCCAGATGACACATTTAGACAAGTAGTAGCGTTCCTTAAAACCAGAAAATATAATGTAACATCAGAAGCTAATTACTATGATGATGATGGGGATAGATATTACTATCCTAGAATACAATTCGAGTTTTCACAAAGCGATGTAAAATGAAACTATCCAAAATTATACTAGAAGATAAAACTATTGTAGCAAGAACAGAAGTAGATATGTCTAATGATGATATCAATAAACTAACTGAATCTATAACAAATCAACTAGAAGAATTCCTAGACACAGGCAACAGAGACCTTATAAGGATTACAGTAGCAACTGCTATTAACGAACTGCTCCAAAACAAATAATATAAAAGTTTGCCGTCTGAATAAAAGTTCTTATCTTTACTATAAGATACGGACGGTTATATGGATTACGCTTTTCTTTTAGGAAGTATAGAGAATATACTAGGTAAGAGTCATAAGAGAGCTAGAGATAATTATGCTTTCTCATGCCCTTTTTGCAATCACCGCAAACCTAAGTTAGAAATTAATATGTTTACTAACGAAGAAGGTAAGAACTACTGGGAATGTTGGGTTTGTCAAACTAGAGGGACTACGATTAGGTCCCTATTAAGACAGTTGCAAACACCTCGTGATCAAGCAGTAGATATTCTTAAGTTTGTACCGAAAGGGAATGAGGTGGAATACAAACACCTATCTATATTAGAACTACCAAAAGAGTTTCAATTGCTTCAAAATGCAACAACAACATCAGTTACAGCTAACTTAATTAAAAAATACCTATATGCAAGAGGACTTAGCTCAACAGATTTTATTAAATATGGTATTGGATACGCAGCAAGTGGAGAGTATGGAGGAAGAGTTATTATTCCAAGTTATTCTAGATCCAATCAACTCAATTTCTTTGTTGCACGAAGTTACCAGGGGGATTACTTTAAATACAAGAACCCTGAAACTTCAAAAGATATAATATTCTTTGAGAACTTAATTAATTGGAATATGCCTATCATACTATGTGAAGGTGTATTTGATGCTATAGCTATAAAACGTAATGTCATACCCATACTAGGAAAGTCAATCTCTACAGCTCTATACAAAAAGATTCTTATAAGCCCTCTTGAAGATATATACATTGCATTAGATAATGATGCTAAAACAAAAGCATTACAAATATCAGAACAATTCTTAAACCTCGGTAAAAGAGTATTCTTAATTGATATGAAAGAAAAAGACCCATCTAACATGGGCTTTAAGTCATTTACAGATTTAATTAAAACAGCAGAAGAATTAGACCTTAGCAGTCTAATGATGCATAAGCTAGATTTATGATAAAACAAGGTATGAACATTCTAGAACAGAATGAAAAAAAGAAATTAGACTTTAACCCTAAATTAAAGCAAATAAACTTTTTAGACCGTAGAGTCTATAAGAGAGGCGAAGGAGTATATTACCCGTCCGTAACTACAATACTCCAATATATGCCCAAGAATAAGTTCTTCGAATCGTGGATGAAGGATGTTGGGCATAACGCTGATCTTATTATGCGTAGAGCAGGTAAAGAAGGTACACAAGTACATGAAGCTGCAGAACAGTTGATACTAGGAAATGAAGTAACATGGATGGATGATTACGGTAGAGCTAAATATAGCCAACTTGTATGGGAAATGATATTAAAGTTTCATGACTTCTGGACAACTCATAAACCAGAACTTATTTCTGCAGAAGAATTTGTATGGTCAGATAAACATAAGTATGCAGGTACAGCAGACATTGTATGTAAAATGAATGGAGAAATATGGTTACTAGACATCAAAACATCCAACTCAGTACACAAGTCTTTTGATCTTCAGTTAGCTTCATATGCAAAAGCGTTAGAAGAATCTAAAAACCAGAAAATTGATAGGACAGGTATCATTTGGCTTAAAGCTCAAAGTAGAGGACCCTCTAAACAGAAAAATGTAATACAGGGTAAAGGATGGAAAGTATTACAAATAGACAAAATTGAAGAGAACTTTGAACTATTTCAACTTATATATAGACTATACGGATTAGAACATCCCGTAGTTGAACCTATTTATAATAGTTACCCTACTACACTTAAACTATAATATATGCGAAAATTACTACTTACCTTATCTATTCTTATTTTAATAGGCTGTTCTACTTTTAAACTCTCGACTCATAACTATGATCCTATATACGGACCAACAGGAGATGAAATTGAAGTAGGTGTAATTAATACTCAATGGGAATTAAATAGAAAGCTAAGAGACGATTTTCAATTTAGATATAATTTTGCTGAATATGCAATGAATCAGCCTTACAGCTGGTACTTTAATAACCGCACACTTAATAGGTATAACATGTGGAATCCATATAGTAGGTTCGATATGTACGCTAACAGTAATAACTTTTGGATGAATTGGGCATTTGATTACCCATTTAATAACTTTAATTATAACTGGAGAGACCCTTTTGGGTTTAATTCAATGTATGGAAGTAACGGTTATAATAATTGGGGATACGGTAATAGCTGGTATGATCCATATAACAGAAGGGGTAATCGATATACATGGAATAACTTGTATTATAATCAACCTAAAAATAGAAACATATCTTACAATAGAGGTAGAAGAGGAAGTAGCAGTGTTAATCCAAGATCAGCAACAGCAGGTAATACCCTAGTTAACCAACAACCCGCTTCTACAATCGACCGTATGGTTAATAAATTGAGAGAAAAAAATAAAGAAGTAAGAGTATATCTAAGTCCTAACAGTGTACCTACTGTAATAAGACGTAGAAATAATAATATACAGCTGACTAGAACCAATAATAGACGTACTATTTATAATAATAATAATAGTAGGTCTAATCAAATAAGGAGACAAGAAGTTCAAAGAACCTCTACTCCTAGAAGAAGTAGTTCTAATAGTAGTAATACTCCTACTAGAAGTAATAATAAGTCTACATCTAATAACGGAAGAAAGCAACAATGATTAAATTAATGCACATATTAACCGAAGATAGTAATAAACCTAAAGCTGTAATAATGGCAGGAGGAGCAGGCTCTGGGAAAACATATCTACTTAACCAACTCGGTATAGAAGGACTAACTTCTTTTAATCCAGACAAATACGTTGAAGATCCAGATCATCCCTACCATAATAACCTAGGAGCTGCATCAAACCAAATAAATAAAGACGTAAATGCCGCTGCAGATGATAAAATGAGTTTTTTATGGGATACAACAGCATCGGGAGTTAGATTTGATGAAACATTAAATAAGTTAATTTCATTAGGTTATGATATATATATGATACTAGTATATAGTCACCCTATGATTTCTTATATCTCTAACTTCTCTAGAGGTAGAAATATACCTGCAGCATCAGTTTTCTCAACTTGGAGAAACGCTTATCAAAAAATTGGTGAGTTTCAAAAGAAGACTAAAGGTAATCTTTCAATATTTGTAAACGATCACGGAGGTAAATTTACTAATGAAGTAGAGGCATTTAATACTGCTGCTAAAAACGGCATTAACGGTATTAAAGACTACTTAGCTGCATATAACGAAAAGACAGGAGCAGGGAAAAGCTCTTTCTTTAAACCAGTAGTAATGTCTTCAGAAGAGGAACAAGAATTTAATAAAGCTGTAGTAAACGTCGATTGGAATAAAGATAACAGATCAGAAGATAAAGCTTTAAAAACAGCCTTCCTTAAGTCTTATCAAAAAATAGGTACTGGACCAGGTGAGGATAAACTTAAAGACACGGTAAAAAAATATAAAGATAAAAGTGTTGGCGAAAAAGAAAAAAGCGATGCAGTACTAACCAGTATCGCTGACATGATATATTCACCTGAATTTCAAGAACTACTAAAACATTCAACACCTAAAGAAATAGATACTAAAGTACAATCATTCTTAGCATGATAGCATTATACCCAGGAGCATTTAAACCACCTCATAGAGGTCATTTTGAAGTCGTTAAGAGTCTACTTAACGGTTCCTTCACTGGAAAGCTATATGGCCTTGATGATTATAAAGAAGCAGGTATAAAGGCTTTAGAAGGAGAAGACTCTAAGGCAGAACCAATAAATAAAGTTGTTATATTCATAGGAGGAAAAGATCGTAATGGTTTAGGAGCAGATAAATCTAAGGCAATATGGGAAATATACGCTAAATATTTACCAGGAGAAGTAGTAATATACGATAGAGTTCCTAACCCTATGTTAAATGCTAAGGTATATGCTAAAGACAGACCAACAGAAAACTTTTATGCTGTTACAGGAATAAGAGGAGAAGAAGATTTAATTGATTTAAAACGTATATCAACATTTAAAAACCTAACTAATGTAGAGGGATTAGCTTTAGTACCTTCAGGAGAAAATCTTGCTATTAGAGCAACAAACTTTAGAAATAAGCTAATATCAGGAAACTTA